GAACTAACTGCCGCAGATGGAAAAAACTATAAAACAAAAGTCTATAACTTAGATGCTATTCTATCGGTAGGCTATCGGGTAAACTCAAAAAACGCTACACTTTTCAGACGTTGGGCAAATTCTGTTCTAAAAGATTATGGGGAAATCTACCATATAGGCGCTTCGCTGAAAGACTTGGGAAAGAAACTTTTCGCCTTCTCGAAAATATCGGCTATTCCGCCGGAACTTATATACAACAATCTATAATATCCAGTTGTCGCAAATTTTGCGACAAGTCAAAACAAGAAAAGCCGGTTAATCACCGGCTTTTTCATTTTCGTGTTTCAGGTAGTTCCGTTAAATACGTTCTTACTTTCGTTTCTTTTAGTTTAAGGAGATCACGCTCACACAGGATAGTTTTAGGTGATTTCGCACGCTCTTATTTATTGTTATATAAATATCTGTAATCCTACTGCAAATATATATTGTATCGTTTTATTATGCAAACGGTTAATCGCTTTTATTTTCCTCCGGTTCTATAATATCCGACTTGCTTCTCGCCCACTTGAACACATTTATACGCAACTTCTTCCCGTGAGCCTCGAAATAATTATTGAAGCAGGAATTTATCTCACAACCGTATATCACGAAAAGGACAATAGCCGGGAGTATGGGAATCCCGAAAGGTTGACCGAATGCCGCCCCGAAACTGGTAGCTACCAATATCCAACATATATAATCGATCATTTTGTTGACGGTGCGCCTGATCGCACGGCTCCTCCGTATAGTTTCTCCCCTCTTTTTTGAGGCTTCTATCCCAAATTTGAAATCTGCGATAATCAAACATAGGGCTGCCACGATGAACCATTTCACCGGCTCTACGAACTCGATAAACGAAGTCAGCCAACTTGCCAACATGCCGGATATTACATTTCTTTCCTGCATATATATGTTATTAAGCATTATTTCCCTGTTCTGTTTCCTCCTGCAAAGCCTGTTCTTTGGCTTTTTGGTAGCTTAGATGTTCTTCCGGTGTAATCTCCCTTACGGACGAAGCGTCGAAGTCTGCCGGCGTGTACATCGCTTTTACTCCCTCGTAAGTCTTTATATCATCGCCTTCTCGGTAGGTAGTCAGGTAATTACCTTCCGTTGCAGGAGTAATCTTTTGATAGGTCTTTTCTTCTATATTCATGGGTATTTGTTTTTTATGAGGTTTTGTTTGATTGTGTTCTTTTATCCATTACATCGAATCGGCGAAATTAACCGTCCAATTCTCATCTGTCAGTTTCGCTATGATACCTTCTGTTTCCAAATAAGTTTGTGCAGCCGTGTTAAATGTCAACGTAGCGGCCGGTAGTCCCAAAGTTTTTAAAGGAGCTACACCACTTTCTCCGGCAGCATTGGCAAATCCTCCGAATCGATTCAAAGTCTCTTCATCGATATTCGGGGAATCTGCCAGCGATAGAGAGGTGTGTAAGAAGATCACATCACCTATCGACGACAAAGCCGAGCACCCCTTGAACATGTTTGTTGCTACTGTTACGTTCGAAAAATCCCAGTTTTGAATACTTGTCAAATTCTTGCACAGATAAAATGTATAACTGCAATTTTGGGCAAGAGGGGCATTTATCCTCGGAAACTCCGTTAATGCCTGCGAGTTGCAAAATGACTGATAGAGAGAGGTGCATTTAGGTAAGTTGATAGTCCCTTTATATATAAGACTAAGACATTTATTAAACGCAAAATACATAGTAGTTGCATTGGGCAGATCTATTTCAACCGTCATGATGGATTCACAGCCATTAAATCCAAGATATATTCCTTCATTCACAGAATTTTTTAAGACTAAATCTGCAACTAAACTATGACAGCCATCAAATGTACCGTTTAATAATCGTTGTGAATTTAGATCAAAAGATTTTGGGATAGACTTTAAGTTATTATTATTATAAAATAAATTTGCAATATCCGTTATGTTCGAGAAATCGAATACTTCGGGAACTTCTTCGAAAGTCGAATATCCGAAACTAATCCCCTCCGCCGCCACGTCGATTTTGGTAACGGGTACGAGTGTGCCCGTCAACTTCTCGCCTCGTGCATACGCCGTTTTTCCTTCGACAATATCGGCAGCCGTGGCCGTGGCGTCAGCCGTCATCTCTGCCAACGTAGGGCACTGTTTCGATGGTTGCCCGGCTTGTATCAATCCCAATCTTCCTAAACTCATGGCTTACCGCATTTTATTGATGTTAAGCTGCAAATCTTCATCACCGACACTAACAGTCGTTCCAGCAGGGAAATAGAAACTGATAATCGTTCCGGTAGCCAAGACCAACCGGCTGTCCGTGCCGTCCGGATAATCGATTTGTATGACTTTTCCGTTTTCAACGCTCAACATATACACACCGGCTTCGGGCAATTCCACCGAATCCCCGCTTCCTTCAATGTAATATTGCTTTCCGGGCTGCAAAACCCCGATCGGGTTCCTATTTATATCTAAGGGTTGATATTCGTTCATAACAGAAATGTTTTTAATCTTTATAATATCCGCGAATAACGGCTAAATTGTTTTCCAAGCCGGGAACCGAGGTGTCGAATGTCACCGTAAAGCTGTTTTCTATCACGATTCCGGGATCGTTTTTCAACTGCCACGATTCACCGGGGAATATCTTCACGTTTCCCAATACATAGGCAATCGATGTGCCTTGATTGCGGAATATGATAATCGAGGGGGAGTTTGGACCCTCGTTCTCGATCGTCCCGTTCGATGTTCGGATCGTATTCTTATATATGATTTTTAGAGGCTTAATCATCGTTATCTCGTTTAAAAATGTACCACAATATTATACCGGCGCAAATGATGGATCCGGCAATGAAAAAGACGTTGAAACCAGTTTCTAACCCCATACTTTTTTTTTTAGATCAATCCACCTCTTAAATTCTCCTACGGTGATACGGTCGTCATGATCCAAATCTATACCGGGGTTTGCGTCGGCTATCACCTTCGCCGGGAGTGTCGATGTTTGCAACACATAGCTGTCCGGTTTTCCGAGAGCGGCGGGGAAGAAGGTAACGAGGTAAAGATCATACAAGGAGTTCATCTTTCCCCGATACGGATAAAAATATTTATATACGTAGTCGAGTTGGGCGACATTCGACATCTTCCGTAGGGCTTCGGTCGTCGTGCCTAACCCCTTCGCGGTGTCCGGCATGAACTGGATAAGGCCCGACGCTCCGCCATTCGGATTATAAGCCGCCGGATTCAACCCGCTCTCCGAGTTCATGACGAACATAAGCCAATCGGGCTCTATACCCAGTTTTGCGCAGATTAGTCGTACCTTCTGCAAGAATGCTTCCTTATTGCTTGTAACTTTATTTTCGAACCACATGATATATAGCTATTTATATTGTTATTCTTCCTGAATGACTAAAAACCAAACGAGGGCTACCGCTCCGATCGCAACGGCCCACTTCTTCCAGCGCAAATCCTGACCGGTGACTACCACGTCATCGAACCCGCCGCCGTCAAGGGCGCCATCGTCCGATGTTTCCGGGGATTGAAGCGCGGAATTTTGACGGGCCGGCATGATGATTCTTTTTTTTCTGTCTTTCCATTCCATACGCTACATATTATTTTTCAACAACAACAGACCGAGAGCCAATACACCGGCTCCGGCCAATACGTTTTTCTCGACGACTTCCGTAGATGGGTTATGGTCCGAAGTCCCGTTCTCGATATCCATATTGGCTTTGATTTCGTCGGCCCAATCCTCCATAAAATCGGGGTCGCCTCCATTTTGGTAGGCGTTGACACGATTACGGGGGTTATCTTCATTGAAAAGAGCTATATAACTATCATTTTTCAAATGCTTCAAATCATAAGCCGGTAACAAATTGTATAGATAAGAATAACCTTTATCTTCGTTCTCGTAATATTCAAATTCATATTCATAATATCCCGGATATTGATGTCCCGGATAAAGTTCTCGAAAAAAATCTAATCGTTCCCGCCACGTTATAGGTGTATATAAATCGTCATTATCTACATTATATTCCATTTGTGCGATATCATACATCGTGAATCCGTTAAAAGTCGTGGCTAAATAGGCTTTCTTACCTTTTGGTTTCCAATAACCATACGGATAATGCGCAAAAAGAACGTCAAGGGATTTTTTTGCTTTAACCAATTCTTCTCCGTCAGAGAAAAGACGCAATTCGCCATCGCTTAATTTGAATAATTCATTCCCAAACTCTTGATCTGTCACATCTTCGATAGAATCGGTAGAAATCCATGCCGGAGGTAAATCATATAGCTGTTTTTTAAAACCACCCAATCTATGTTGATAAAGAAAATATATAGGGTGATTTTTTACATATTCAGGATCAAAATATAACGGGTATTGTAACTGCCCGATAAGATCTTCTCGGACGAAAGCAAAAGTGAAACCGACGGACGAATTTCTTTCTGCTTCTAACTCGTCCTCCGTAGGCTCCCTGTCTGCGAAGTCTTTAAAATTTTTAATAAATTCCTCTTCCACAAAATCCCGTTTAAGGAATTTCCATGAAAAGAGAGAAGTATTTCGTCTCAATTCACCTTTAATAAATACATAATGCCAACGGCCGTCCGGCATATCGACAAATTGACCGGTTAGCTGTATTTGATAAGGTACGTCCCACTCGGTTAGGGTTCCCTGTTGATGAGTATAGGCATGAACGATAAATTGATTAAAATCTATTGTATATATAGATATAGATTCAGCCGTAGGACGAGCCCGGAGATTTAAGAAAGAACAGAGTCGTGTTACCTCTTTACCGACAAGATCTTTCGAAAATCCTTTTGCCGCATTCTTATAGGAAGATTCGATATATTTCCAAAACGGGGTACTGTCCGGCCATTCATGACCTAAATCGTCAGCTGTCAAACGGGGGACGTTTTCCGCTGTATAATTCCAAGTATTTATATTAAAGTTCTGATTGGTTAACTTAGGCGGATTAGCAGAAGTTAATAGTGCTTGTAATTCTTTCTCACTGAAAAAATCACACCAAACAGAATTATATATTTCATCGGAATAGAACATATCAAAAATTGTTTTTAATCCACTTGACCACCCAAATAGCACCTACGGCAATGGCTCCATATTTCAGTATAGAAAACCATGTTATATTGGTAGCACTTTTCCAATACCCAGTTGTAAAAGCTCCTTTCATCTGTCGGTTTATATCGTCTTCCAATATTTGGATTAGTTCTTCGGTCAGACTGGAATAAACCTTTTTGATAACTTTATCCGATGCCTTGTAGGTGACATTCGAATTGGATGCGAGAGTCTTAGTCTTGTCATAGACATAATATGCTGCACCCAATGAAAGCGAAACTATGGCAGCAATAACAAGTACGGGAACCCACGCTATACCTACCGCATTTTGTGTTACGATATTCCGAAGGTCAGAAGCGAATTTATCTAAAACAGGCTCACCGTAAACCTTATCGTCCAAGTTGGGCATTGACGCGATTATGTTATTCCGGTTAACGATATCGATATACAGATTGCGAATCTCATTTTTTATAGAAGATACATTTCTACCGGAACTTTCAAGCATAGAACAACCACGAGAGGCAACTAATAGATTGATCATGCTATTTTTATCGTTCTCTATAATAAGATTTAATTGAGATTGCGCCGCTTCGTTATTGATAGGGTCGACCGTCTTTAACTCCACATAATCCTCACGTACCCAACCCCACACATGAACACCGTCGATAGAGCCGAGTCGATACCAGTTCCAGCCGTCCACATTTTCATAATTTCCGTCTGTCATTCCGGCAAAACCTTTTATTTCGTACAGGACATCTGAACTATACGAAGGTTTTGCATACACCGTTACACTGGTAAATCGAGGAAATACCCCTTTATTGAATAGGTTAGGATTGTATTTCATATCATGCGAATTGTTTAATCATGCCCAAGAGAGCGGGGTTTTCTTCCAATTTGTCACACAGTTTTTCCAACAGATTCAAGTAGTCCGGCTCGATGGCTTCCAGACGTTCGGCTATTCGCAATATCCGGGAGTTGTCGTCGGTATTCGATTCCGGTGCAGGAACCCGGATAGGCTGCGAAGTTCCGGCTACGCCTACCTGCATGCCCGGACGACCGAAGAACCTTTCGAGGATAGCCGGAAGATAAGGGGCTACACGGCCGATCGCTGACTGCAAAGGGCTTTCCCTTTCCTCTAATTCTTCCTCGTATTCCTTTACCTTCGATTCGAGCTCGGCGATACGGAACTCTTTCTTTTGTGCGTCGAGAGCCGCGGCGATTCTCCGGTCCACTTCATCGGAAGGCACACAGCCGATATTCGCCGCTCCCGGCTGGAAAGAAACAGCCGATGCATCATCTTCCAGCACGAAATAATCCCGATACCAGTTTCTCCGGGAATTTCCATCGGACATCTCGATGTAATATTTTCCCGGCTCCAAATAATCGAGGGTACGGGACAATCGATCTTCCATCGTCTTTTTATTCTCGCCTTCCTCGCTTTGGAACTGGAAAGCGTCAGCGCCGGGAGAGGTGCGAATCTGTATCTGTTTCACGTTCGGCGTCGATTTCACCCATTCGATTAGATTTTCTTTTCCGCGTATCATATCTGTCAGTTTTTAATCTTCGTATTCAAAGTTCAAGAAAACGACCTTATCCCCTACCGTCTGGGCAATATTTTGGGAGAGCTCTATATAGGAACTCGGTAAGTCGGCTTGCAGGTTATCCATATTCAGCCTGAAAGGGAAATTCCATTGTGAGAGATATAATACCGGGAAACGGTATAATATGATATCCGATCGCAGAATAAGAGTCAAGAACGAATTATCCGGCGCTACGATTTCCTTTACAGTGGGTGTCGTCGTGTTCACAAAAACCGACGTGGAGTAAATGTTTCTGAATTTCTTATCGACCAGAACCCGGTTGTCCGGCAAGTAATACCTATTCGCCGAATTGGAATATACGGGAACGCTCATCGATTGGATTCTCAATTTTCCGGCGGGAGAAAGCTCGTTATTGCCGACCTTCGAGGTATAGAAGAAGGTAAGCATGACATGATTAGCCGGGCTTTCGGCATAATTGTTCGTAATATAGCAGTTCGGCAGTACAAGGTAGCGGTTTACGGGAATCTGGCGACCTCCGAAGGAGAAATAAACCAGAGGAACATTCGATATAAAATCGTCGTTCTCCAAATCGACCAGAGTAAGGTTCATATAATAAAGCCTGTTTCCGTCTATAAGATTTCCATCTGGATCCTGTATGTTACCATCATACGACCAAAAGGCAAAAACGCCGGTAATAAACTTATCGGACAAAACAGGTGTGTCCGGTAAATACACGCGCTCGCCGGGTTTAGCTTGGCTCATATCCACAACAATGGAATAAGCTCCGGTAAAGGGAAGATATGATAAACCGATATTATTCATAATAGAAAGATAAATTTAGGGTTTGTATAGTTTCGTCCGTGGATCGTATCAAAATTTTACTTCGGTTGAAATCGATCTCTACCGGATCTATGAATTTTCGTTGCAAAGAAATCGGCGTATAGTTCTCATAAATCGAGGTAAAAGACATTCCATCTATAAATTGTAACGGAATGTAATTTATATATCTGGTTTTATCTTTCGGAACTAAATACAGATATCCGTTTATGGTTCCGAATACTTGATCCGGCTTACCTGTTGTAGATCTGACCATCGCATATACGCCGGTTATTTTTTCGTCTTTCAATGCCAGAACCTTCCGGAAAAGGGATATTTCCATAATTCCGGCAACGTGAAAGGTTAAATTGTACAGGTTCTTTTGAGAGGGAGCAGGAAGATTATCCTCTCCGATATATACCGAAAAGAACAAGACAGAGGTCTGTTGTACCGAGACAGGAACGGAAATAAACGATCTTTCCCAATCTATCTCACTGTCTATTCTCGGCAAGTCGTTTCCGGTGTAGGTAGAAAAATAGTTGATAAAGAGGGTATCGACAATTAAATTCCCGGAAGTGTCATACAGCGTTACGAATAAACTGTCGAGCGATAAAATGGGATATCGTCCGGAAAGGTCCAAGCCCTTATCCGGATTAAGGACTTCCAAATATAAAACCTTCTTTCCCTGCAAATGGGTAGACACGGGAAAATAAACCCGATCTTCGCCCGGATTTACAGTTAATTGTATAAAGTCTACATTCTGTATAACGTATTCCCTCATTTCATTTCTTTTTAAGATTTCCCGGAGATAGAGGCCACTCCGGGAAATCGATTGTCTGACACTATTATGGAATCATCACGCGGGGGCGAGGAAGTCGTTCGCGTCGCCCTTGTAGTTTTCGAGCAACAGGGCTCCATTCTTCACGAGGAAGCCGAGCATAATGAGGCTCAATCCTACGACGCCCTTCGGAGAGCTTGCCGGCTGGAATACCGACGTGTTGGCACACGGGAATTTCAGATTGAAAGTCTGTTCTTTCGTTCCGGCGAAAGCAATCATTTCCGGGGTATAGAAAAGCTCGTCGAGTACGGAACTGTCGAGCGATACGACTGCGGCTTCGGTTGTTCCGCTATTGGCAGCTTGGTGCGATACGTTGAAGATAGAGGTTTCCAACGCCTCGAACGTTACAGTCGTTCCTGTTTGCAAACGAAGCGAACCGCCATAAACGCATTGAACATCTACGGGGATCGTGTCGGTCGAACCCATTCCCTTAGCTTTGGCAACGAGATCGGATAATGAAGTGGCGAGTACGGCGGCTCCCGGATTGGCTGTCAGCTCGTAATTCAGGAACAACCCCATGCCATAGGCAAGGAATAAATCGTTACGATTCAACAGTTGCCCGTATGTGCCCTGTTGCCCGTTCTGTCGCATGGGATCGAAAACATAGTTGCCTACTCCGTTTACCAAAGTCTGGTCTATACGGAGATAGGACGATTGTGGGAAAAGTTCGGGACTCAGCTTCTGCACTTTTTTTCTTGCGTCCTCCCAACGTTTGCGAAGGTGAGGAGCTATAATTTGATTATTCATGATTTACCTTGTTTTAAAATAAGACATTTTTAAACGGCGTGCCTTTTACATTAGGACGCTGTTTTGATTTTTTTTTTGAAACTTGCCGATAATGCTTTGGCGATAAGCCGCATTCGCACCGTACAAGGCATTATTGAACCGGCTGAACGGAGTACCGGCCAACGAGGGGACCGAGCTTGCGATCACGCCTGCCGCTCCCGCACCGATCATGCCAGCGCCCAATTCTCCGATACCGTCCATCTTCACAAGGGAAGGAAGGATAGCACCGACGGCGATAGCGCACAAATCGGTATATAAAGAACTCTTTCCTTTCATGATGGTTCCTTTCACCACCTGACAGATGGCGCCGCCTGCGGCTCCACCGAGGACAGTTTTAACGATTCTGTCCGTTTTCGTTTTCTTTTTCATAAAACAATCTTTTTTACCTGTTAATTACTTACTTCATTTTACGCACTTTGTCGATGATGCGTTTCTTCTCCGCTTCCCTACGTTTGAGGTCGTTGTTGTAGCGGTCTACCTCTTTGCAACGTTCTTCGTAGCGTTTCCAAACCTCTACCGAGCTTTTCATCTTCGGCTGTTTGGGGTACTTTTTCTGCTTTGCCATTTTCTTTATTTTTTAGGGGTTTATAAAAGTTATTTTTTCTTCTTTTTCTTGTCTCCGCTTCCGCCGAATATCAAAGCCATCAATACGCCGCCTACCAGTAGAATACCGAGAAGATTCGAGCTGGCGACAGTTCCGGTAGGCTTGCTGAAATCGAGCAGAGGGTTGTCGGTGCTTCCGCTTCCTGTATCTGGAATGATAATGTCGTCTGGATTTTGAACGATACCGGCAAAACCATCGGACGACTCCATCTTATTTTTGTAGATTAGTTCATTTGTTTCCTTTTCGTCCGTACCGAAAATCTTTTCGAAGAATTTGGCTATCACACTTAAAACGCCCAAAATTGAGGAAACGATAGCTAACCAGCCTATTACAGGTATCTCCCCGATCTTAACTTTATATAGGAACAATTCACCGGATATACCTTTATATCTTGCGGCGATAGCGTTGTTGATAATACGCAAACAATCGGCTTCGGACATAGCCCCCGAATCCTTTATATCCTTATACACCGATTTATAATAAGCTCGCTTCTCTCCGACAATAGCAGGGTATTCTCCTATCTTCGATTCCGGTATAAATGAATACATAAAGTATTCCGCCGATTCATCAAGTGTTTTTTGAACATTATTTATTTCTGCCTGTGTTGGTTTTGATCCCGAAAGGGATGCCGCTCTCATCTGTCGGTATGAAGCCCTCCCGACGGAGATATCGGATCCGAGGTATTTTGTAGCGTCGAATCCCGGCGTACTGATACCGGTAGCTTCGAGCAGGTAATCGATATCGTCCTCGTTAGCCGCGACAGAGGGCGATTGCTGGATAACCGCTCCGAGGATAATGTTCATCATCTGTGAACGTTGCTCATTGGTCGTGCCGACAGGCTGGTCAAAGGCCCCTTCGTCGTACATCACCCGGAGGCAGGAGATGCCTTTCTCCGCATCTACTATTCCGTTTTCCGCATTCTCGTATAGCATGATAGCCACCGTCGCCACGTCCATAAGGTTCTCAATACGGTTGGCGAACGCCGCGTCTTTCTCTGCGATGGCTCCCTTATATAAGGTATTCAACGCATTCAGGTTGATTAAAAAATCTTGCTCCACACGGGGCAAATATTCCTTGCCCTCTATCTCGATCATTTCGGTTTCCGTGAAGTAACCGATGCCGGGACCGGATAACCGGCTTATTTCTGTGGTTCCTTTCATATCTATTTTTTTTGTATATGGACATTCTTTGTTGAATACGGCTTTTCCGTTTTCGTCCCGATAGACGGGATCTACGATGATCTCTTTTCCGCTTTCATCGATAGCTACCGCGTAGACGTGCGTAGGATCGCTGTTGCCTTCATAGGCAGCGAACCGGAACAAGTGAGGAATACCCATGCACCGAAGGCACGAGCAAATGAAGATCGAAAAGCTCTTGCAATCCCCCTCGCCATCGCTCCATAACCTCGCCGGGGTTCTGATCCATTGCTTTTGCAAAGGGTCGATCTGGTACTTGATGTTTTTATCGACGAAATCGAAAACAGCCCGGCAACGGGAAAGGGTATCATTCCCCGGAAGGTTATCGGCCAGCTCCTGAACTTGTGCATAGTCGGAGTTGTAGCAGTCGACGACCGCCTGCATGATATCCTTCGTCTTGCCCTGACGATTGATAATCGTATCTTTATGTTCGGCTTGCGCTATCATTCCGTAGTAGAGGTTATTTCGGTTACTTCCGCGTCTTTGTCATGGGCGACATCGGTCACTTTGTCGCCGCTCGAAAACAGGTTCTTAATCATTTCCACAAGGGAAACCAGTGAAGGAATACGCACGTAGAACGACGGGGTAAACTGGTAACTGGTTCCGTTGGCGCCGAGTCGTCCGTTTATCGATACATCGATGTGGTATTTACTTGAATTGGTGGCTAAATAAGCATTCAGGAGGCTAAGCAGCTTAGAGGTTTTCAGGCTTACCCGGGCCCGTACCGTTACAGTCTGGTAAGATTCCAACACTACATTATTGAGGCTTTGGCTCGACGATCCGACAAACGTACCGTTCAAATACAGACTAAACTGTATGCCATTCAGGACGACCCTGTTCTGCGAAAGGTTTTGCAGTTGGAAATCTATGTCTACCGTGGTATAATCCCATTTGATAGAGAAAAATCGGAATCCCACGACTTCGATGTTCGTTTTCATCAATGCCGTAGCCGTGGAAAACTTGTTATATAAATAAAGAAGGGCAGCGCCTCCGATAAGCCATTTTAGAGCACTCATTATTCGTTCTTCATTATCATGCGGAACGAATATAGGTATCTTCTTACCGGAGGCTGCAAGAATTGCAATTTATGAAATTTTTGACCGTCTTTTAACTTGGTTTAACTTCCAGACCGAGGAAATCGCAGAACTTGACCCATTCGACCGGCGAATATTTGGGCAAAGAATATGCATCGCGGTACAGCCGGACCAACCGGCAAGCCTTGCTCTCGCTGATCTTCAACCGACGCGCTATCTCTTTGTTCGTCACAATATCGATTTGCATGTCTATTTGTTTTTTTAATGTTTTATTTATGTCCGAAAATGGTTGCAAAAATCAACTTAATTTTTAAATGGCTAATAATAAAGCCATTACGATTTTTCAAATTTAATGAATTTATTGAGAAAATCAATGTAATCTATTGAAAATCTTTTGTGTTTTTATCGTTATATTCTCTTTTCGTCCAAAAAAAATCCTGTGACTTGCGCGAAAAACCTGTTACATTTGTTGCACGATGGGATAAATCTTTCAAAAGGGCGATGTGCAAAGCGTTTCACGGTGTAACAAACTTTTTTACAAGAGATGTTATCGTAAAAAAAATTTGTTACAATCCGGGAACGCAAAAATCTATTTGTTACAGTTTCCGATTTTGTTACAAGATTTGTTACAGCTTTTTTATTATATAATGCCTTTATTATCATATTATTATCTTTATTTTGTAACAAATGTAACGAATGTAACAAAGTTTCAGTCAAAAAATTTTTTTATCCTTTTCTCGGACTTATCCGAATTAGCAAAATGACAAGAAAAAGAACGATTACCAATCCTATTGCTTCCATTATCTTTTTGAAAACGTTGTTTTCTTTTTCCTCCACATATTTGTTTTCTACGGTGGTCGAGGAGGTGACGACGGGGATATTCTTCTCCTCAGTCCGTGTTTCCACTTTCATCGTGTCGCCGCTGATGGAGACGGTGGTCTCGATCCCCGGCGTTTGTTTTTGGTCTATTCCAGTAAAGACTATTCCGGTTCCGGGTATATACGACAAAGTACCGGTAAGCGTGGAACGCTCGGCCGGTACTTGTATCGTGTCGATGGTTTGTTTCTCGATAAACTCGGACTTGACTAACTTCTGTTTGCTCTTACAGCCTGCCACTGCCACCAGCAGCGCGAGGCAAAAAAAAATCTGTGTTTCATCTTACATTATCTTTATTTTGAACTTTAATTCTATTTCCTATTTTTAATATATACACTGGATATTCGGGAGCTCCCCATTCTCTTATTCCTATTCCTCTTTTTATTTCTATTAAATTAAAATACATAACTTTTTCTGTATATCCATATCGAAACCTGACAGCATCATATTTATGTCTTTCAAATCTTTTTATCCAATATGGTTTTATCTCCCGATATTCTTCTCTTTTTTCCCCAGATTCTATCATGTAATACCATTCCTTCTTTAAGGGCAAATCGATAATTTTCATGATTAGAATAATTGTGTTTGTCGTTTATGAAATTCTTTATCCTCCCATTCTTTTATTAGCAGGTCAACGTCTTTCTCGGCCTGTCGCCTCGTGTCTTGAAGCTGATAATCATTTCTTTTACTTGCGGCTCTCTTCTGGTAAGACCGCATCCTGCGTACCGCTTTCATGATTTCGTTTACTTCCATATCTCAATTTTTTACGTGTTAAGTAATAAGGTAATAAGTGTTCGAGCCCTTATTTTATTTTTGCAGCGATCCTTTCGTCCGCCATCTTGACCGGCCAACAACTACTTCCATAAGCATATACCGTCACCATTCCTATTATGGTTTGATTTTTCAACCATACCCTCGATACATATGGAAATCTATGAGCTTTTTTTGCTTCACACAATGTATGATGATATGTTTTAGTTCTTTCTTCAAAAAACATTTTTTTTATTTCCTTTTCTTTCATGGCTTATCTCCTTTCTCATATCTTTTTTATATTTCCGACGAAAAATAAATCTACATTTACCCAATCGTAAGCATATAACCAATCCTTATTCCGCGATTCTTCATGAATCCCTATTATTACATAAGTAGCTATAACTTTCTTTTTTGCGAAAAAAACATTAACAGTAACTCCTACTTTGGGGACGATATATTTTCCATTGTCATCAAATATCTGTATATGATCTGTTGTTTTCGCTTCACTTTCTGTCATCATCGCCCTATAATTATACCATTTGTCTTTAATATATAATGGTATACCGTTTTTCTTTGCTTTTATCCATTTTAAAATAAACATCTCTTATTCCTCCTATTTATTGGTTAATAAATCTTCTATGTATGCCCACTTATCAATACTGAAATCTTTCAATGTATTTAAATCGATGTAGTGTGGGCCTCTTATTATCGGTATAGATTCACAAAAAGCCAAACTTAACCTGTCGGCTTCTGGCTTATTGCTTGCTTCATTCCACACTGAATCAATACGCCATATTGCACCACGCGTAAAACCATCTATATATGCAGGTAGTAAGTCGGGGTTATAATAACTATCATCAAATAGGGCACATTCTAATGCAGCATTTTTAATATCCTCTATTTTCATCTTTTATTCCTCCTTTATAAAATCCTCCCGTATAAATTTATAGGGCCTTCCGGTCTTGGTTCCGCCCTTTTCCGGCCTTATTATCCCTGTGTTAGGATCCATTTTCATCACATAGTAGTCATATCGCGTTATGGGTTCCGGCCTCATGTTAAGATCGTATTTCAGGAAATCGATGATCGTAGATTTCGAGATGGTGAATCCTCCCACTTGGTTTATTTCTATCGCAAGATCTTTCGGAGAGTAATATAATTCAACGGCTTCATAATCGATAAAGCTCTGCCGGATAAAGTCCTTTATCTCTTTAACAGCTTTGTTTTCCGTGCGTTCCTGTACACGGATTAGACTCTCCGTCATATATACTTCCGGATTGAATCCCATTCTCGACTCCCCGCATTCATAATGATATTTTCTTTTCGAAAGGTAATAGAGAAAGGCCCCTATCTCTTTCTCCATCTTGCTCATGATAAAAGGATCGTCTTTTTCCAATACGCCTACTTTGAGGACGGCATAACGGTTTTCCCCTTCGTCTATCTGCATGAAGTTCGTTTCGTTGTTCGAGCATACGATGATGTGCATGTAGTTCTTTATCTCGCTGGCGTCTTTTCCCTTCTGCTCCATCAACATGTTGGGGTTGGTGGCCCAGTTCTTTATCTTTTCCTTTATCTCCGTCCTCTTTTCACTCACGAAGGCTTCCTCTATCCCGACAATCAATTTATCGGAATATACGCCTGAAAATTGGCTGTTTAACCGGTCAGAGTCGACGACGATAACATTCTCTTGGAATATGGCCCGCATAAGGTAGAGGAAAGTCGATTTACCGGTGTTCCGTTCTTTCGACACGAAACAGAGAACCGGCATTTTCTTCCGGGGCTCGAAAAAGGTGTGCTGTATGTAGTCCAATCCGAACTCATACATCGTTTCCCCCGCTAAATTGGTATCTGAAAAGATATGCCGCAAAAAGGATTCTATCGTTTTCCAGCTCCCCGGTTTTATGTCGTGATATACCGGATTATAGCGGTTATAGCTTACTGTCTCTATGCCTTCGAAAACCTCTTTCTTTATGCGCCTGTATTTATTCGTGTTCTCCGGCTCGTTAAAAAACATCTGGTAACGGGGTATCAACGAAATATCCTTCACTTCTTGTTTTACCGTCCCTTCGTTATATCTTACCAGCTTCATAATGGGCTGTTTGTGCTCTTTGTCGTGGTCGTCGTCGAATACGATACACTTTCGGTAATACTGGTCGGCCACCTTGATAAACATCTTGGCTTTGGTAAGATTGTCCCGAACTACCTTGCTACCGTCGAAGTAATAAGAGGCTCCTTTCCACTTAAATATCCTATCCTCCAATATGGCTTTGTAATTCTCGTAGAAATTCGCCACGTTGTCGAGGAAGAAGTATTTTTCGAGCTTGTATTTGATACCGGGAGAAAGAGCCATACAGTTAATGAAATCCTTTCTCCCTGTAATCAAGTCGTTCAGTTCCTCGACCAGCTTTGTTTTCTTCTTGGGTTTCAGCGTGGCGATCAAATCGTCCAACCCTTTTGCCGATTCGCTGTATTTGGTGGCTATATGGGAGAAATACAAATCGACATCGAAGGGCTTCATGTACTCCATGAAGTTTATGACAGCGGAGCAAAAGTTTTGTAGACGGGTAGACAGGTCTTTGTCCTCTGAATATTTCACGTCGAGCAGGTCGGCGTCGAAAAGCAGAGCCACGTTGTCGGGCTTACAGCGATCGATAATCATTCGTATATAGTCGTCGATCGTGTTGTTCTCCTTGTCCTTGATGTTCTGAATACCTCCTATACCTATGATAGGAAGTCCCAGCACATCGCCGGAAAGGGCTTTGATCTCGCCCTCGACGATAAACAGCGTCTTTATTTTCTCGGCCAACCGGTATCTTCTGACTATGCCGGGAGTCATGTAGGTATATACACCGGTTTTCGGCGGCTGGCTGTATCGCATTGTCTTTTTCTTCCCGTCCTTGTCCTCGTACTCCTGCGGTTCCATGTACCGGAGACGCTCGAAGGGGATTTGCCGTCCTTCGTATTCATAAGTGGCGACCTCTCCGTTCGGAGAGCAATAAGGCAAAGTAATGGCTTGTTTGCGCTCATTCAGCCCGATAACGGGTACTTCCTTCGGTTGTCCGGAATAGTATAGGATTCGCTTGTTTTCAGCGGCGGAGAGCCCGATATTCGCCAAACGGGTATTGAGATATTCTTCTAATCGTGTCATAACAGAATGGTATCGTTTTTAACGACAATTTCGGTCGTGTCTATGGTGATGTTCATTCCCGGACGTTCGTTGTCCGGCAAGGGCGGTTCTTCCGGTATTTCCTTCGGTATGCAGGATGCTAGGAAAAGAAGGATAAATAGCGCTTTAATTCGCTTCATCGGTTGCTTTTGCCGGTTTCTCATTCTCCAATACAAACAATGCGACTTTCAATGTATGTTTGATTGATGGAACCTCTTTACAAAGTTCGTATAACGATTCGGATATGCTTGTTCCACTCCCTTTTACTTGCAGAATCCGAGCATCTTTTGTTTCTATCAAAACAAGAGCCGATTTAACGTCCTTATCTTTTTTTATTGTATTTACGAAAGAATCTAATATATCGCTTATATTTTGTTCGTTCTTTATTTCCATAATGTCAGTTGTTTATTTTTCCTTTAAAATTTTGTATATCAATATAAGTACTGCTATAATGAGTAGCAATGCACACATTAGTAAAGATCCCGTTAGTGTCAATTCCATTATAGTTTGTGCCTTTTCCATTTTTAAGAACTTTAATCGTGAATGTTTCCGGTGATGATCATTCGCTTCAAGTCATAGCCGGATATCTGGTAAGTGGGGTTGTCGATTCCTTTACCGACATACCCGGCTCCGTCCTTGTCGTACTCGACTACGAATTTATATCCCTTGTATTCGAAAGTGTCGCCGGTATAGATGGGGGTTCCTGTTTTATCTTCCACATCGATGGCTTTTCCAACGGTGGCAACGTCCACCTGTATGTATTTCTTTTCCACGCCGTAAATCCATTGTTCAACGAAATATCCGTAATGCCAGATTCCCGCGGCGTCTCTACCTCTGTATAATTTCGATGGTTCCATAATAATAGTGTCAGACAGTTAAGGGGTTAATAATCTATATCTTCTTCGTCAAAGTCATCTTTAAATCGGTCGTAGATATCCGGGTAAATATCCGATAGTTTTTCAAAGTTTTCTGCGGTAACATGAAGGACTTCAAAACTTTTATCTCCTATATCGGATATACTATATTCCTCTTTGTCTTTGCTTATATACCCTTCTCTCTTAAATAGATCTTCTGCCGTTTTCGCTCGATCTATGGATTTTATTAGGTCGCTATCATTGTGATTATATGCGTAATCGTCGACTTGCGCCATTACCAAATCTAACATATCCTCTTTATTCCCTGAATAATCGAGTATACTATTCGTGCGCCTTGCATTGTTTTTTTCAATAGCTACCCACCAATCTATATCGTCACGACCTCTCAACCGGGGAGATCTTTTTGATTTGCGAGCCTGTCCGACTGAATGTTTACCTCTCACTTCTTTGTACCCGTAGCTTTCCAAAAACTTTTGAGCACCCCGCAAGGATTTGAATTTTTTGCTTGTGCTCGCTGTGACCGCTATATACTGGTCTTTTCCGTTAATGAGGATGCCGCCTTCGTCATTTCCTCGTTTGTAATCAATAATTTTCATACGTTTAATAATTTATTGGTTAGTAATTTGGTTAGTATTCGAATATTTTTTTACCGGCGATATTCTCTATCTTCTGCATGGCGAGATAGGGAATTTTCGTGCGTCCGCTCAGCCAATAAGAGAGCACATAGCGAGATATTCCGCAATCCCGCATGATCTGTTCCCTGATTCCCGGGAATATGCCGACCGGGATTGTCGAAAGCCACGCTAACAGCCTGTCGTTGTTTGTTGTGTCTGTCGTCTTTTTCATATCTTTTTTTGTTTGTTTTGTGTCGTTTTACTTATTTTGTGTAGGATTACACACGACAAAGAAAACTATTTTATCTATTTGTAGATAAAATTTTATAGTTAAAAAATATTTATGCAACAATTTTTATTTATAATAATATGGATTACAAGCTATTAAAAGAAAGAATAAAAAATAGTAGAATTACTTTTAGAGAATGTGCTTCTTTTGTCGGATTGACGGAAGCCGGACTCCGTCAATCTATCGAAGGCGAAAGAATTACAGTTTCTGTGTTTGAAAAAATTTGTAAATTATTAGGTGATACTCCTTTATTATATTTAGATCCTATTGGCTATAATGTAACAGGAAATCAAAATCTAATTGGAGGAAATGGAAATCATTTAATTATATCCCAAGAAGCAGCTGAAATTTCTACTCTTAAACAAAGAATTTTCGATTTGGAAAAATTGGTTGAATCAAAAGAAAAAACTATCTCCATACAAGAAAAAACTATTGAATTACTAACCAACAAAAAATAACCGTTATGAAAAAACTATTATTATTTTTCGGAGCTTCGATTTTACTGTCTTTTTTCGCGTGTGATAAAGCGGATAAAACAGATCTCCATTTCATAGAGTATAATCTAAAAAATGAAACCGATTACTATGTGCAGACAAATACATCTTTTCTCACAAGCGCAGGATTTTATTCTCCTTCTTATTCTGAATACGATGGACTCGATATAAATTGGTATGAAGATTCACAGTCTATTCAAATAGGTGATTCCTTATTTATCTTCGATGAAAATAAACAGGTTGTTAAAATTCCACAACCTTACAAATATGACACTTATACACAAAAAACCGATACCATATATCCCCAAAAAACAGTGACAATTAAAATTCCTATTTGGGATAATCACTATCGGGAACTTCCTCCTTATGGTGAAGAAAAAAATGTTTTTGTGATAAATCCCGATACTGTTCCCTACGATTTATTTAAGGCTAATCCTTATGCTTCAATAAGGACTTTGAATACTATTAAAAATCGCAATAAAGCCCAGTATGAAAAAATTGTCAGATATGAGGGGAAAGGCTATTATTGTAACTCAATCGATAATTCAAGAATTGCAAACAAGATAGATATTAGATTTATAGGTAAATTCTGTACAGGAGAATACAACAATAACAAATTAGTGTTAAACCAAACAGATAAACCAAATTTTGAAAAAACTATAACAGAAACGGTAGATGCCGATTATTCAAAAAATATAATTTTTAAATAATCAATTTATTTATAGTCCATTACATATTATTCTACCGGGAGAAATACGGGAGAAATACCCCGTATTTCTCTTAAAATCGTTATTGAAAATCAATCATTTATATAACTATCTTCCCTTGAATAAGGTCTTGTCACCCCGACTGATTTTAACCTAACTTATTGAATTACAATAAGTTAGGTTTGGTCGTTTAAATACGACCGGGAGAAATACGGGAGATGTTTAATTCAAGGGGAGATTTGAAAAATAATCTCTTCTTAAAAAAAAATGTCTGTTCAAAAAAATTTTCTGACTTCGGAGGTAATTTCTTATACGCCTCCAAAACTTTATACCGGGAAAAAAGGTAATGACTGGTATATCGGATTCAAAGCGTTCGATCCTTTGGCTGGGACTCTACGGCTAAAAAGAATCAAATTAAATCACATCGAAAAGATTTCAGAACGGCGAAAGTATGCCGCCGATCTGATTACCCGTCTACATAACCAGCTCCGAATCGGTTGGAATCCGTGGATCAATCAAAACGGAAGCAGTAAAGGTTTAGCCTTATTCGCCAACGTATGCGATAGATACCGGAGCTACATCGACCGGCTTTTTTCCGACGGGATCATTCGGCAAGATACCTATATAGGATATGTTTCCTACTTGCGGAATTTTCTCAAATACAACGATTCTCAAAAGCCGCCGATCACTTACATTTATCAACTTTCAAAATCTTATATCTCCGAGTTCCTCGATCATGTCTATATAGAACGGGGAAACAGTCCGCAAACTCGAAATAATTATCTGACATGGCTACGGGTATTTTCGGGGTGGTTGTTAAAACATGGATATACAGAACACAAGCTAACCGACGGTATCGATAATATTTCCAAACGGAGTATTAAAAAAGAACGGAAACTTATAGAAGAAAACGATCTGATCCGGCTGCTCGACTATTTGAATACCCATAACCGGCATTATCTGTTAGGTTGCTATCTCTTATTTTATTGTTTCGTCCGGCCAAAAGAAATAAGTTTGATAAAAATAAATGACTTCTCTATTAAGTCCGGGACCCTCCGCCTACATGCCGATAATTCCAAAAACAGGAAAGATGCCGTTATCACGTTGCCGAATAAGGTGCTTAAACTATTAGTCGACCTAAATGTGTTCTCTTTTCCGGGCAATTATTATCTGTTTTCAAACGGTTTTATACCCGGTAAGGATTTCCGCGATAGTAAACAGTTCCGGGACTACTGGATTCGCTTTGTCCGAAAAGCCCTCGATTTCCCTGCATCATACAAATTCTATTCGTTGAAGGATACCGGGGTGACATCGATGTTACGGGCGCGGATCGATAACATATCGGTCCGGGATCAAGCCCGGCATTCCTCGATTCTCATCACGGATATATATACGCCGCACGACATCGAGCAAGCCAACCCCATTATTCAGAAGTTCGACACTGTTTTTTAATTATTTATGTACATTTGCAAAAACTATTCAGATATGGAACAAAAGAGTGAAATCGTATTATACCAACCGGAAGGGGCTGTAAGTCTGGAAGTCCGTTTAGAAAATGAGACCGTATGGCTGACACAACAGCAGATATCCGAACTGTTCGGAACAGGGAGGCAAGCCATAACCAAACATCTAAAAAATATCTTTGCCAGTAATGAGTTAGACGAGAATTCAGTATGTTCCATTTTGGAACTAACTGCCGCAGATGGAAAAAACTATAAAACAAAAGTCTATAACTTAGATGCTATTCTATCGGTAGGCTATCGGGTAAACTCAAAAAACGCTACA